TCGTATTGATGAGGTCGTCGTCCAGGTACTCCGGCCACTGATCGCGGGCGCTGACCGTGTAATAACTGGCGGCGTGACTCCCGTCAATCATCTTTGTGCGGATGCCGACCATCCCGCCGTGGGCGGCAATACCCGTGCCGTCGATCCAGCAGGTATCTTCCTTGACGGCCATCGCCCACGCGGCATCCCGGGCAACGAGATCGGCGATCGGGATGATCGCGTCCTCCGACAGCTCCTTGCTGATCTTCGTCAGCACGTAGAGTTTGCGGGCGTTCAGCTCGACCATGTCGAGGGACACGTCCGACGCGCTGTATTCGGTGGCGGGGTTTTCCCCGGCGAAGTACGCGGTGGTATTGCCCACCACGCGCGGGATGCGGTCGGTATCGGAGGTCATGGGCCAGATGCGGCAGTAACGGCGGGCAGAGCCGTATTCGAGGCGCAGGTCCAGGATCACGCGCTCGAGCACCTCGGGCACGAGCACACCTCCGGCTGTGTTGATGCTCTCCACCATCACGCGGTGCTCGTTGCACCATTTAGCGCATTCATGGTTGCGGTAGATGACCGCGCCGATCCACATCCCGGCCTCGAGGGCCATGCTGCGGCATTGCTCGCCGCTCACGCCGAGGCGCTCGGGGGTGAACGCACGGAGCTGGTAGCGCCAAGGCCGCAGGAATATATCGCGCCGCTCCTGGTCGGTTACCTCCCCCGTGTTGGCCGGGGTCATCGCGGCCAGTCGTTCATTGACCGGCAACCCCACGGCGACCTGGGCGGCGGCGAGCTCCTCATAGACCTCGGCCTCCCCGAGGAGCTTGCGGCACTCGTCGAGGAGCGCCTTGAACTCAGCCATCTCCTTGTCGCTGAGCGAGCGCTTCTCGGCCTCGGCTTTCTTGCGGATCCCCTCGGTCTCCGCAAGTTTCTTCGCGCGGAGGGCGCGCAGTTCTTTCGGATCCATGTCGGATCTCCAGGTTGCTTGATGTGCTGCCGGGAGTTCGCGACGAAAAAAAAGACGGCGCGAACCATCGGCAAGAAATTTCTCGCGGATGATCCGCGCCGTCGTCGGACTGCGTTTCACATCGATCCGGGCGGCCGGCCTCGAAATCTACGGATTTCGAGCCAGCCGCGCGGCTATTCGGTTGTCTATCGATTCTATCGTCATGCCGAACGTTTTCAGCAATCTTTTTTCAGCCTTGAGCACGAGCGAGATCAAGCAGCAGGCGCAATTCCTCCTGTCGGGAGGCGATGGAATTGGCATCCTGGGCGGCCGGCTCGAAACTGATGTACGTGATCTCGTTGTCGGCCAGCCATTCCTTGGCCTCCGAAACAGTCCAATTCGCAGTGGGAAATCGCAACGCCTGAGGGATCGGGGGATCGTCCGGACCGGCACTGCCCTTGAGTTTTCCCCAGATGATCGAAATGGTTTGCGGTACGTGTTTCGTGCCGTAGATGGTTCCGCCCTGCGTTCGGCGAAATGTATCGGCATCGAAATCATCGGGATCGCGCAGTCGGGCAGCGTGCTCGTTGGCATAGGGGCGGGTTTCGACCCTACTCCGTGCCGCCATTTCCTCGAGGAGCTCGCGATCGCCGGGAGTCAATGGCAGACCCTGCTGAATCCTGAGGCGCAATCGGATCATGGCCGCATAGGGAAACGCCCGCAGGCCGACGGAAGTCTCCGGATAGGCCGGATAGGTTACGGGAGAAACATCGAACAGTTCAACTTTGAGCAGCGTTCGAATATCCTCATCTCCATCTTCGGACCAATCCCAGTCGTCACCGCCCTTGGGAACCCTGAATGCGAATGACATCTGATCGATGTCGCCCCGCCTGATGGCCTCCAGGACGTTCTGACCGGTCGGCGAGGACGGCGGCTCGTTTTCGATCTTGAGTCCGCGGTCATCTTCCCACAGGCGCAGGGTCTTCGATTTCGTCCGACCGAGGATGAGGTTCGGATCGTGATTGAAAAGGGCGCGCACGTCCGGATCGGTCTTCAGATTCTCGGCAAAGGCGCCGGGCGCGATCTTCTCGCGGAACCCCCAGAGTGGCACCGACAGCGAATTGAAGACCGCCGCGTAGCCGGTGATCATGGGCGGCTTGTTGCCGCGTTCTTCCACGTGCAGCTCCGCCGATGGGAAGATGCGATGTTCGATGACAGCGTGTTCAGCCATTCGATTCTCCTGCAAGCCGGCCGAGCCAGGCGATGGCCTGCATTTCGGCGCGCTGCGTTTCCCAACTGCAATAGAGATCATCGAGCAGCATGGTCCTCAGATCGGACAGCGACCTGGCGACGTGCTCGACAGCCAGATCGAGCGCCTGCCGATGTGCCCAGCCTTCATCCTGCCCGAGGATGGCCGCGGCGGAATCGAGCACCGGCCCGATTGCCGCGCACACGTACGCCTGGTGCTCCGCGTAGAATTCTTCCGACAATCTTTCGCGATTTTCCGCCGCCCTCCGCACCGCCTTCGTCTCCTTGCGAAGCATCCGGCCGAGTGCGTCGGCGAGGACCGGTCGGAGTGCGGCGACGGCGGCCGCCCGATTCGTGCGTTCCGGTTCATCGTCGTCGGGCGGCGGTGGTTCCGGTTTGGCGGGCGGCTCCGGCGGTTCATCGGTGGCCGGTTGCATGTTGAGCGGCTGCAGGTAAACGTCCCCGCCCTCGGGAATGGGATTCATGTTTTCCTTGTCGCGGATCTCATTGATCGACAGGATTCCCCATTGCCGGGCACTGGCATACGCCGCGTAGCGGGCACCGGTATCTCCCCGCAACCGCGCATCCAGTATGTGCTCCGCGAAGTACGTCCTTCGCTCCGGCTTGTTGATCAGTTTCAGCCGCACTTCCTGGGTGATCCGGATCAGCCAGGGCATGATCGAATCGTCGATGAAGCTCCGGTTCTCGGCTTCGATGTTGTTGTTCGTCGCCCGGTCGAGGTCCTTCAGCTTGTGCACCGGCAGATTGAACCAGCGCGCGATCTCCGCAATCTGGAACTTCCGAGTCTGCAGGAACTGCGAGTCCTTGGGCTCCATTCCGACTGCCGTCCACGTCATTCCCTCTTCCAGCACGGCCGTCCTGTGCGCCTTTCCCGGCCCGGCGTGCATCTCATCCCACGCCTTTCGCAGGTTGTCGCGGCCCTCCTTCCTCAGCTTCGCCGGATGAGAGAGGATGCCGGAGGGGGTCGCCGAATTCCCGAACAGCGCCGCGCCGTAGATTTCCGCCGCCTTGCCCACGCCCATCGATTCTCGCGCATTCCAGATCACCGGGTAACCGACCAGCCCGTCGAATCCCAGGCCTCGGATGTGAATGATCTGGTCCGGCGGAAGCTTCGCGATCACCTGGCCCCGGCTGTCCTTGATCTCATACAGCAGTTGCAGTTGCTCGGTGCGGATCGGTTGCACCCGACGGGGGTCGAAAATATGGAGCGCCGTGGGCATCGAGCCGCCGTCCCGCATAATTTGCGCGTACCCGTTGCCCCGCAACAGCACGTGGCCGAGCAACGTCTCCCAGAAATAGTAGGGCGGGACTTCCGCGTCCGGCTCGATGGCCAGCAAGTTTTCGACCGGATGGTCCATGGCCCGCTCGCGCCCGCGCGGCTCCAGCTTCCGGAACAAGTGCAGAGGCAGCGCGCCCACCGTCCCCGCGATGATCGCTACGGCGTTGTACACCGCGCTCAGCGTCAGCGCCGTATCCGCGTTGATCGTGACGCCCGAGGCGGTCACGCCCCCCGTCAGCGCCTGCAGCAGCAGGGCGTCGGGCATCGCGAGCGTCGACCGTGTTTCATCCAGGCGGGCGCTTATCGCTCCCATTGCGGACTCCGAAAAAGGTTTCGACGAACAGCAGAACGCCGGCGACGGCCAACCCCGCCCCGGGATGCACGAACCAGCCCACGCCCACCCCGGCCAGGGCGATGCCCACGAGCTCGATGATCGCGAGGAAAGTCATAGCACCATCAGCCCTTCGTCATCATACACCGATCCGCCCTGGTCCGAGAACATCGCCCGCCCGATCGCCATCGTGGACGTGGTCACCCCATCTACTTTATCAGCAGAATCCGGCTCCGGCTTGACGGGTTTGATGTTTCCGGCCGGATCGACCGCGATGGAGACGTTTTCGGCACACCAGGTGAGGACGGGGTTATCGTGAACCAACAACCCGGCCAGGTGGCACCGTTCGAGCTCCTTTGCCGGCTCATTCATCGAGATGAAGCCCTGCCGGAACTCGACCATCGGGATTCCGTCGCCCGCGAGCTGCAGGCTCAATTGCGTCGCGTTGTACGGGTCGAACGCCATCTCCTGGACGGAAAACTGCTCGACAAGCCCCTGCTCGGGCAGCCCGATCGCCTTCAACCGGTCGAGGACCGCCGGCTGCGCTCCATACACCTGCGGGCCGCTGATGAACGCGCGGATGAAATCATAGTCGATCACGTTCCCCTCCGTCACGTGCAGCAGTCCCTGGGCCGCCCACGCCTTGTAGAGGTCCGATTTCTCCACCGTGGCACGCGGAAGCCAGAAATGGCACAGCAGAATGTAACCGGTCGCCGGCTGCCCCTTATCATCGCGCATCTCCTCCGGAAATGCAAGGGTCAGCGCCGTCAGATCGTATTTCGACGAGAGGTCGATCGCCGCCCAGCAGGCGCGGCCCTGGAGCGACGCCACGTCGATCGGGCGCTCGCCGAGCTTCCACGTCTGCATATCCAGCCATTTCACGTCCTGCGCGGTCCAGATGTTCAGCCGGTAGCGGAGGAATGCGTTCAGCGAGCTCGGATTCGCCTGCGCCTCGGCCGCGGCCTCCGCCATCGACTCCACGGTGATCGTCGCGCCCAGCGACGGATTCGCCTTCCTCCATGTCGACTCGACGTAGGGATCGTCGGTTTCCTCCGCCGCGTGGATCACCGCCAGGCAACGGGTGTCGATCACCGAGCCGGAGATGATTTTTTCGGCATATTCGTGGCGTTCGAAGCAGATCGACTTCTTGTCGTAACCGGCCGTGGTGATCGACAGGTTCAGCGGCTGCCGGCGGGCGGCGCCCGCGAACTTCAGCGCGTCCCAGAGTTTGCGGTCGCGCTGCGCATGCAGCTCGTCGAACAGGATGGCCGATGCGTTCAGCCCCTCATTCGAGTAGGCGTCGGCCGAAAGTGCCTTGAAACGGGAGCGCGTGCGTGGAAACGCGATGTGTTTCGTCGACGGCGTGATCATCAGATGTTTTTTCAGAGCCGGCGAGGCCGAGGCCATGTTCGCCGCCTCGTTGAAGATGATCGACGCCTGCTCGCGGTCGGCCGCCGCCGAATACACTTCCGCCCCCTGCTCCCCGTCGCCCACCAGCATGTAGAGCGCGAGGCCCGAGCAGAGGGCCGATTTCCCATTTTTTTTGGCAACCTCGATATACGCTTCGCGGAATCGCCGCGTCCCGTCCGGCCTGAGCCATCCGAAGAGGGGTGCGATGATCTCATCCCATTGCCAGTCGAGGAGAATGAATGGCTGACCGGCGAACGCACCCTTCGAATGGCAGAGGAACTTCGCGAAGAACGATCGCACCCGTTCGGCGGCCGTCAGGTCGAACGTGCAGCCGGCATCGACCGCCGCCTGATCGGAGGCCGTGCGGATCCAGACGGCCGGGACGGCCGTTGCGCCGGGAACGGCCGATGGGGGTTTGGGCTTTGGGCTTTGGGCTTTCCGCTTGGGCGACATGACTCAGTTAGATTCCCAGTTCATCACGGATCTGAAAAACCCGCTTGGTGATGGCCACGCAGGTGCTCTGCCCCGCACGCCAATCCGGGACTGCATCGAGTTCTCTGACAAGGTTCGGCCATTCATCGACCAGTCGCGCCCAATATGGGGACACGGTTTTCATCTCGCCAAATCGTTCCCGGAATTCCGGTACCGCCTCGAGCAGCAATTCGCACCGGCGGAAATCCTGGAAATCGTGGGGACCGTCGAACTCCCATCTCGGATTGAGCACGCGGATCCCGGTGAGATGCGAGAAGATGGCTTCGCTCGAAATCCCGCGCTCGCCCGTGCGAAGCCAATGGAGGGCAGTTTGCGGTATTGATATCGAAATGAACATCAGACTTCCTTTCTGTTGCAATCGAGGCGTCCATGATGGGCATCGCGAGCCTACCGGCAGACCCAGGAGCCAAGCCGTGCAGGTAGGCGGAGGTGTGATATCCGAGCCATCAGGCTCGAGCCTGTGGGCACAGTTGATGCAATGTTTATCAGTCATCCTTCATCTCCATCATCGAGCGCAAGCCGGTTCAGAGCCGATTCGCACGAATCCAGGTGAGAGCGCAGACCCCGGATCGCAATCAGCAGATCCTTCTGCGGGATGCTCGTCAACATATCCTTGATCTTGCTCTCTACATTCCACGTCGACGGAATCCAACCATCGCTGAATCCCAGCCGTTTGAGCGTACGCATGATATTCTCATACTGCTTGTGAGCATCCAGGAGTTCTTCATTTTTCTTTTCGAGGTTCTCGATCCTGTTGGCGATCGTCTCGCGGATCGTCTTGCCCACCAGGTTGCCCAGGGATCGATCGTCTTGCTTCTGCCGCAGCCAGTCTTGCCAGTATTCGCGGGTCGCGGGTTCATGCAGGCCGCACTCACGCACGATGTGCGCGCGGCACATCAGGATGTACCGCCACAGGCAGTCCGGGATTTCCACCGTTCGTCGTTGAGCCGGTTTCCGCATGATCAGCCGCCCGCCGCGGCTCGTCGCTTCCAACAGCCCGACCTCCGGCGGTAACTCGCTTTTGTCCACGATCTTGCCGGGCGTGACGAAGAAAAACGCGTTGCAGTACGGCAGATATCCCGTCCACTTCCGGTCGCGGAGGAAGTCCGAGCGGCTCACCTTGATCTCATAGCCGTAGCAGCACGCCTGTGCCCAGCTCCTGTTCATCGCCCATGCGTCGAGCCGCAAGTGCGGACCGTTCCAGGTCGGGCCGTCCTTGCATTCCGCGACAAACACGTCCTTCTTGTGCCGCTGGGCGAGGAGTTCGAGAAGTTTCTGACTTGTTGTCGTCTCAAACATCGGATTTTTCCTCACAGCTCCGCGATGCGGGTGAAACGATCGATGCACTCGATCACGATATGCCGGCGGGAGCGGAGGCTCCACCGGCGATAGTTGATGATCGCATACTCGCGATCGGCGCGGGCCAGGGCGCGGATCCTATCGAGTTGGGAGCCCCGAAGGGCGGCGAGTGCCTGGCTGTCGCGGAATTCCTGTTTCAGATCGTTCAGTTCGGTGCGCTGACGGTCGACGATGCTCTTCATGATCTCGCCGATCCTGAGGGCCTTGGCGTTCTCTGTTTCGGTGGTCTGGATGCGGGCGAGGAGGTCGCTGATGATCCGGGCCTGGCGGTCGATCTCGGCGCGCATCGACTTGCGGTCGTACGTGCGTAGTCTGCTCTGGATTGCGGGCATATCAGGGAGTTCCTTTCATCATTGATCCTCGCCGGCGGTCTGTGCCAGCGGCAGCCCCACGACCTGCTTGATCGATTCTTTCCATTTGATCTTCGGTTCGCCCTTGTAACGGTTGTAGATGGTGCGGATGGAGCCGTCAGTCTGGCCGGCGGCGATTACGGCCACGTGGAAACAATGGCCTTCGGGGTCAACCGGAATGGGAAATCGGATGTGGTTCATTTTCCCGATCCAGATTGAATCGGTGATCAAGGGGCGGATATCAGTGATGAGGCGGTCGAGGCCCGGTGCGTCGAGCATCGGCTCGATGGAGACGCTGGTCTCATAGCCCGCGGAATGAGCATGCTTGAGCGACGCCAGCCGTTCGGCGTAGGGCGGAGCGCCCGGCTCCCAGTACGAGAGGATGCCGTCATCGGTCGAGCCGATGGTGAATCGGAAGAGGATCTGGTCGCGCTGAAGCATAAACCGGAGTGTGATTGCTGCAATCACCAGCCAGTGGGGCTTGCTGACGATCAGGACGCGGTTGCCGGCGTCGAGCAGCTTGCCAATGACCTGCAGGCACGGTTCCACGTTCTGCGGTGTGATGTCATGCGTCGTCGGGAACATGACGGTGCCCTCGACGTGCGGCTGGCGTTTGCGGACCTCGGCCGGCCGTAGTTTCTCGACGGGCCAGGATTCGAGTGTCGCACGGCCGAATTTCACGGCCATCGCCCGCGCGTAGCAGTACCGGCAGTTGTGGGAGCAGCCGGTGATGCAGTTGACGTTGTGTGCGGCCCATTCGCGCGTGCCGCTGATTTTCCTTGCCATCATTTTTTTCCTGGGGGATTCCAGAAACTGACATTGTGACACAGATGATTAAAGGCGCAAACGAAGATCCTGCTGCCATCGTGGCAACATTCGGGATAATCCCGTTCGCATTCTCCTTCACATTTCTGCCAGAGCTGTAGGGCGCTGATCTCTTGCTGGAACATTTCGATTATCCGCTGCTTCTTGGAGGTCATCAGTGTTTTCCTTTCTTCTCGCGCGGCGGAGATTCTTTTGTTAGGATGGGTCAGCCGCTGGCTTTTTTCGTGCCAATGAATTTCACCTGAATGAAGTTTAGCAATTTATCCTCTGCCGGTTCGATGCCGGACGTGATGCGGGTGCGCGATGTGGGGGTGAGGCCGCACTCGCTGAGGATACGGAACATCTGCTCGTGCGCCTTGTTGGCGATGGCGATGAATGGATTCGTGACCCACTTGCCTGATTTTTTGTCCTGCACGATGGGGCCGGAGACCGCGATACGTTTCTCCGCGTCCTCCCACCGCACGCGGACAGTCGCGTAGAGCATGATCAGATCCGGGGTCGCGGACGGCGCTACACCGCAACGCCTCAGCTCGCGCAGCAGAACCCGAAAATGTTTTCGCGCCGGCTTCCCGAGCGACCGCGGACACGTGAATTTCGGTGACGTGACCGGCAGATCGGCCTGACGGAGCGCGCGCTTGCCGGGATTTCCGCGCAGCGCGGCGATTCCGTCGGGGGTGGGTTTACGTCCTTTCATTGGCCTTGTCCTCGCATGGATCCGCACGGTTTCCCAATTTTGCGGAAATTCGACCGGGAT